CATATAATTTTCCAAATTTTCATCTACTAGAAAACTCAAAGTCAAATCTTCAAAAGTTAACATATCTCCAGGATGATCAATCATTTTTAAATAATTTGGTTGAACAGCCACTCCCAAATTAATACCTGGAATATTTGCAACGTTGCAAAAGAAATCTACTTTGGGAGCATGATCAAGAATAAATTTAAACCCAATTGGTGATAAGTAATTTCTGTTACTTGGACTTATATCTCTAGACATAAAGAGTTTTATTTGTATTTAGTTACAAAAAAAGAGTCCCTTTCGGGACTCTGAGAAATATGTGAGTGATGGATCACATGAGGTTCTTGACTTGAACTCTTCTGTAGTAACGGTTGGAGTTTGTCTTGAGTCTACCAAGTCCCTGTCCATCAGCAGCTGAACCTTCTGCGAATGGGTTGGCAACCATACCGTAACGAGTCTTGAAGCCAATCTTGGGCTGGAAGTTGTCCTGTCCAACGGCACGAACCATTTGGAGGGGAACATATGGGCAGTAGAAGAGTCCTGCGTCATAAGGATTAGAACCCTTATAACCGATGACGTAGTACTGTCCACCAGCTGCACTAGGATTAACACCACCCGAATATGGATCGATGTATACCTTGTACTTACCATTGATAACACCAGCGAAGGTGTTGCCTGCATCGTCAACCTGGAGGTTAGCGTTAAGTGCAGGGGTGTAATCAAGAACACCAGCCATGGTGAGAGCGGAAGCAACATCTGAAGAACAGATGATGGTGTTACCCTTACCGCGACGAGTTCTGATTGCGATTGCGTTAGCATCTCTCTCAAGTTGGAAAAGAAGTCCCTTGAACTTCTCAACGCTCCAACGTCCGTTCGAGTCAACGTCTAAGTCGAAAGTACCTGCGGTAGCAACGTTTGATTGAGCACCAGCTTCAGCGATTTGATAGATGGTACGAACAACTTCACGGTTGATTTCAGCAAGGATCTCGGTTGAGAGAATGTTTGCTAACTCAGCTTCTGCATCAAGTCCATGGATTGCCTTGAGATCTTGTGCGAGTTCTAAGCTGTACTCGGCCTTGAGTGCTCTTGTCTTTGCAGCAACGGTGACTTTCTCGATTGAGAATGCCATTTCTGCAAATGCACCAGCAGCAGTACCATCTCCAAGGGCTTCTGCAGATGCAGTTGCCATTGCCTGTCCTACGTTGTAGGTGCCAGAATCGTTAAGAACACCAGGGTTTGAACCAGTTTGAGCAGCAGTGGTTGCAATACCAACAGAAGCCTCAGCAGTGTAGTCACTTGCTGAAAGGTTTCCACCAGCATTTTGTCCAGAGAATCTGGAATCTGGCTCGTTGAAGAATGCCTCGGTTCCTGACTGGTTGGTGTAACGAGTTCTCATTGCGAAGATGAGTCCCGTTGGGCCGTTCATTGGTTGAACACCGCAGATATCATAAGCGATAAGCTGAGGCATTGAACGACGGATGAGGCTGATTAGAACAGGATCAAAACCAGCAACAGGGCCGCCTGCAGCAGCAGTACCATAAGTGCCACCACCAAAACCACCCGTACCAGCAGACATGGTTGGGGTTTCTGCGAGAATACCGCGCTCTTCACGGAGGAAACGCTCTTGGTTCTCTAAAAGTTGAGCGGTAACAGCTCTTTTGTGAGGATCAGCAATGTGATCTAAACCCTCACAATTAAGAAGTGGAGTCCACTTCTCTTGTAAATTTTCGTTAAACATTAAAGTTCTCCTTGTCTTGTTAAAGTGTTTTTACCTAAGTTTGTCCTAATGATCTAAAAATCACTTAGAGTATTTTTGAACTGCTCTGACATAAGCATCCATTGATTCCGAAATGGTATCAACAGAGGTTCCAAGCATTTCTTCATCTCTTGCATGAGAGACAGGATTTCTTGGGAAATATGACTCTCTTAGAGTCTCCAGTTTCTCACGATAGTCTTCTTCACTTACAAACTCAACACTTTCAGCAAGACTAGAGAGCTTACTCTTTTGAGTTTCTGCGAGTCCTCTAGCAACTTCATAGAAGATGCCATCAGATACAGACTCACTTAGTCTCTGGTTAAGGTGAACATTTCTTTCGATTTGTTCGTTGAGTTTTGATTCCATTTCATCAAGTTTTTCTACCATCTGCTCAAGAACATTATATTTTTCTTCAGGCATTTCTACATAATTTTCTTCAAAAAGGCCCTTGAGCCCAGTCATGAAGTTCTCAGCAAGCTGAGACTTCAATCCATTCTCAACTTGCAGAGCATTCTCTACAAGCCATTCTTCTGCAACGTATTCGAGATAAGAATCAACTCTTTCAGTTAATTCCTCTTGAATTGCAATAACGTTCTCTTCTAATGCTGCCTCATATTTGGCAGCAATGATGTCAGCAGCTTCTTGAACTTTCGATCTTACTGCTGTCTCTAGAATTGTTCTTGCTCTTTCTTTGAATTCTTCAGAGAGATCTTCACCACCGAATAAAGCTTGAACATCTTCTTCTACATCTACTTCAATTTCATCGGAAAGTTCTTCTTCCTCTTCACCTTCCTCTTCGTCTTCTTCGACTTCTTCCTTCATTTTTTTCTTCTTAGGAGTTTCCTCTTCTTCCTCCTCATCCTCTTCTTCCTCTTCAGCTTCCTTAGCTTCGAGGATTTCATCCTCATCATATTCAAAATCTTCAGCTCTTGCAGCCTTAGCGTTTACTACATCTCTTACTGTTTTCATTCCACCAGTGTTTAACTTGGAAGAATCATCAGTTGATCTGTAGTTATCTGGAGTTGGGCCACCTAAATCGGTGATCGATTGGCCAGGAGTTCCACCAACAAGAGGATTGGCGATCATGGCATCTCCAGGTTTCGCGTTAGCGTTTACAGCTGTTTTGGATTGTTTAGCTGCTTTAGTGGAGGCGTACATTGGAGCACCCTCTTCTTGCAAATTACTCATCGTTTTCCTTGACATTGATCTCTCCGAATAAAATAGGTATTTCCTTTATTCTAATATTTATTTATAAATTTAAATATTTTCCAGATATTTATTGAACAATCTTAGCAGTCTTTCTTCACGAACTTTCTTATCAATTGTGGGTGTGAGAGAATTAAGAGAGTTCAAAGTTTTTTCAGCGAGGATTCCATTGTTCCAAACCCACTCTTTTCCTTCCATAATGCCTTGAACAAAAGCATCAGGAGCAGAAGGATCTGCAACAATGTCAGCAGCAGTAGATAACATAAAGTCATCTGATACTACTTTTACACCACCTTGTTCTACTAAAGAACCAACTCCTCTAGAGGAGACGCCTAGTTTTACACCCTCATCCAAAAGATTTTTTGCAATCTTACCCATTGGAGTCTCAAGAATTTGAGCTTTACCAATAAAGTTTTTGCCTTCTGGCATTAATGAGACAATTTTATGAGAAACTCTATCAAGATTAACCGAAGGGCCATCTGGATGCCCAAGTTCTCCAAGAGCTCTTCCACATTTTACATATTGATCATTGTATCTTTTAACTTCTCTGTCCAAAGTTTCATAACGATACATTCTACCGTTACGATTCTTTAAATCAGCTTGAAGAAAAATACCCTCAATGTAGAGACGTTTTTTGCCTCCAACATCTTCTGTAAGAATCTTAATGTCTTCGATCTGTTCTGTGATGAGTTTCATTGTTCTTAGTTAGTAAAACCTACTTTGTTAGCTTTGATAGCCAATGTTGTCCAAATAACATCTGTCGATGTTTTTTCTAAAAATTCCACCGAACCTGCGGGCATAGCAAAGTAGGAAGTTGATGCGGCACCAACTTGAGTGCTCACACCAACCGTTACAATTCCAGATTGGTTGTTATACAATCTCACTACGGTTGCAGATGAGATACTTGTTGCAGCACCGGCTGTAACACCAGTTTCTTCTTGTGTGACTAAAATTTTAGTTCTTTGCATTATTCTTCTGTTTCTAATGGTGAACTGCCAAACATGCTAGCTGCAACATATGGTTTCAAATCTTCAATTTTTTCTACAGATTTGGCAAAAAGCATAGATTTAATCGCATCGGAAACATCGGATGGTGAAGCATCCGACATAATCATATTTACAAATTCATCTTCCATGATAGTTTAGTTATAATCTAATATTTATTTATATTTTTCCCCCCTTGGGCATTTTCATTGGGGGAGCTTCTTCTCCAGGAGGAGCTTCTGCATCTGTTCCAGGAACTCCTGGCTCAGTTGGAACTTGCCCCATATCCTCTACAGAACCTAAACCTTGATCTCCACCAGAACCATCCATTGGCATTCCCGTCATTGGATCTACTGGTGGTGGAATAATACCAAGTTGTTTTTCCATATCAATTTGCATATCAATTTCCACAATTTCTTCATCTGTTTGACGAAGAACTTTTCTTCTTACATAATCAACTGAATAGTATTTGCCGACATAAGGTTCGACAGTAGCTAAGAGAGAAAGTCTTTCATTCATCAACTCAGTTTGCTTTAATTCTGCAAAATGATTGTCATAAAGAAAATCATATTGAATATGATCACTCATATACTCCCAATCTTCGGGAGTAATAATATTCTTAAGGATGAGTTGAGTTTTCAGCATATCATGGAAGATTTGACTGAATCTCTTGCGAAGTCTTCCAACAAATTTAGAGAACATCAATTCATCACGAAGAATTTCTGAAGATCTGCCTAAATTAAATCCTTGAT